GCGGCTTTATCAGCACCTAGCGCAGATATGATCGCGGTAGAGTATGCAAAACAAGTGGGACGAATAGAAGGACTAGCGTTAGCTGAGAGATGTCTTCTTGATATCCTAGATGAAATAGATAAACGGGAGAAACTTGACATATGAGCAAAGCCTCAAAGATAGTCGATCTACCAAAGATAGACCCTGAAACATTTGAGAAGAAAGATGAGTCCCCTACTCAACTACCAGTGCCTAAAGGTTGGCGGATGTTAATCGCCATTCCAGAAGTGGAAAGTGTTACGAGAGGGGGCATCATTAAAGCAGATAGCACCAAGAACATTGAACAGACATCCTCTGTTGTTGGTTTGATCCTCGCAATGGGAGATCAGTGCTATAACAATAAAGAACGCTTTGGCGACATTCCTTGGTGCAAAGAAGGCGATTTTGTTCTTATTGGAGCCTATAAAGGCGTTCGTTTTAACATTCATGGGAAAGAGTTTCGGTTGATCAATGATGACACAGTACAAGCTGTTGTTGATGATCCCCGTGGCTATTCGAGGACATAATGGCTGAAGCAGCACCACAGTATGAAGAAGCAGAGCCTCTTCCAAACCCAAGCTTGGAAGAGATTGATGAAATTGAGATTGAAGTCTTAGATGACACTCCTGAAGAAGATCAGAGACCTAATCGTGCAGAGATGGGCGATCATCAAAGCGAAGATGACGGGGAGGAGTTAGATCGAGAGATCGCTGATTATTCAGCGGCGGCTCAGGATCGTATCAAGAAACTTAGATATGACTTCCATGAAGAGCGTCGGGCCAAGGAAACGGCGCTACGCAGTACAGAAGAAGCAACCCGTTATGCCCAACAAGTTGCGTTGGACAACGAGGCACTCAAGCAAAACTTAAATAACTCCCACTCTGTGTTGGCTGAACAGCACGGAGCTAAGAGTGATGCAGAGCTTGAAATGGCCCGTAAAGAATATAAAGAAGCCTATGAGGCTGGCGATACAGACGAGTTACTTGCTGCACAAGAAAAAATATCTGCACTAACAACGGAGCGGATGTTGCGCCCCGCGCAGATACAGCAACAAGTCCAACAACCTCAACAACCTCAACAAGCCCAGCAACCTCAAGGCCAAGCCCCGCAAACTGGGACTCCTGATGTCCGATCTACTAAGTGGCTTCAGGAAAATAACTGGTTTCACGGCAAGGGAACTGAGGATATGACAGGCTACGCTATAGGCCTTCATCAAAAATTAGTTAGCGCAGGGTTTGACCCGCGCATACATGAAGAGTACTATTCAAAGATTGATGAGGGAATGCGAACAGTGTTCCCTGATTACAAGTTTTCTAAGGCGGCAAATACAGGTGGTAACGAGACTAGTGTCTCTGCTGTGACGCCAAGGAAATTACCGCCAAAAGTGGGCGGGCCGTCACGGGGCGGTAAAGCTCCGCGCAAAGTGCAGCTAACCACCACGCAAGTCGTCCTCGCAAAGCGGCTTGGGTTAACGAACAAACAATACGCAGCACAGGTTGCAAAGGATACATTGACTAATGGCTGATACGCGCACCGCCCCACAAGGGCGAGATCAAGAGACACGCGAAACTGAAGATCGAGTGACTGAATATCGTCCTCCTTCTAATTTGCCCGATCCTACTCCGCAGGATGGATATGAATTTCGATGGGTTAGAGTTGCCATGTTAGGCGAGGACGACAATCGAAATGTATCTATGAGAATGCGGGAAGGATGGGAGCCTTGTCTTGCAGAAGATCACCCTGAATTGATGATTATGTCAGATGTGAGCGATAGCTCTCGTTTTGAGAATAACGTCGTTATTGGTGGCCTTATGCTATGTAAATGTTCGAGCGAGCTTGTGAAAAGCCGGGAGAGCTTTTACTCAAACAAGGCTGCACAGCAACAGCAGAGTGTGGATCATAATTTCATGCGCGAAAACGATCCAAGGATGCCCCTTCTGGAAACAGAGAGAACATCCCAGACTTCGTTTGGCGCTGGTCGCCCACGCGGATAGTCTGCGCGGGCTTAACTTTGCACAGGAGCAAGTAAGATGGCAGCAACAGCAGCCCCTTATGGTTTCATCCCTGTTAGCCGAATGGGCGGATATGACAATGGTTCATTCCGTCAACTCAAAGTAACGAATTCTTATGGCACCTCGATTTTCTTTGGTGACATTGTTGAACTTGTTGCGGCTGGCACAATTGAAATCGACACCGTTGCAACCTCGTCACGTCCTATTGGGATTTTTCAAGGATGTAGCTTCACCGATCCAAACCTCAACTACAAATTATTCAGTCAGATGTGGACAGGCGCAGTAGTGTCAACGGATATTTTGGCACATGTTGCGGACGATCCCCGTATTGTTATGCAAGTACAGTGTGATGACACCATCGCTCAAACTCAATTAGGTTTGAACTTTGAGGTTAACACTTACGCCGCTGGCAACACCAATCTTGGTAAATCAGCCATCTCAGTAGATAGCACGACTCCGGCAACGACAAGTACGTTCCCGCTTCGTTCTATAGACTTTGTTGATGGCCCAGATAGTTCTGTTGGAGATGCAGCTACTGACCTTTTGGTCATTTGGAATGCAGACGTCCACCAGTACGATCTGGCTCTTGGCACCTAAAGGAGGAATTGAGCTATGGCTGCAATTTCACGCGCCCAACTACTCAAGGAATTACTTCCGGGTCTAAACGCCCTATTCGGCCTTGAGTACGACAAATATCAGGATGAGCATACGCAGGTCTATGACAGCGAAAGTTCAGAGCGATCCTTCGAAGAAGAGACTAAACTCTCAGGCTTCGGGGCAGCACCTGTAAAAAAAGAAGGTATGGCTATGGCTTATGATACAGCGCAAGAGAGTTTCTCTCAGCGTTATGATCATGAGACGATTGCTATGGGTTTCTCCATCACTGAAGAGGCGATGGAAGATAACTTGTACGACAGCTTGTCTTCTCGTTACACCAAGGCATTGGCTCGCGCCATGTCTTACACCAAGCAGGTTAAAGCTATGGTTCCGTTCAATACGGGCTTTACGGCTACAACAGGCTATCTAACTGGCGACGGCGATCAGTTGTTCTCTACTTCTCACTCTATTGTGAGTGGAGCCGACTTATCAAACCGTCCAGCAACTGCTGTTGATTTGAACGAAACGTCTCTTGAAGACGCGGCTATTCAAATCTCCAACTGGACCGACGAGCGCGGTCTTTTGATTGCTGCACAGCCTGTTAAATTGGTTATTCCAACCAACTTACAGTTTGTGGCAACTCGTATCTTAAACTCACAGTTCAAGACAGGTGTAGCTGACAACGACATCAACGCAATCGTGCATAACAGCACAATCCGCGATGGTTACTGCGTCAACCACTACTTGACAGATACCAATGCTTGGTTCTTGAAGACTGACGTGCCTAACGGCTTGAAGTCTTTCACCCGTGTTGGAATGTCTACGTCGATGGACGGGGATTTTGATACAGGAAATGTAAGGTACAAGGCCCGCGAGCGTTACAGCTTCGGTGTTTCTGACTACTTAGGCATTTACGGCTCACCCGGCTCTTCTTGACCCCTTACAAGAAGATAACCAAGGGAAAGAGGGCTTCGGCCCTCTTTCTTTTTGCCTTTTTTAATATTTAGACTAGCGTTCTTTATTCGTTCCTTGTATAATTTGATATAGCATTTGAATGGGAAGCGCCTCATGCTCTTTCTGGTTTTTATATAGGAGAATTGTTCGATGCCAACACACTTCACTAATGGCGTCTCTGACGTCGTAACAGGTAACCCTCTTTACGAATTGGGCGTACTGGACCCCACTAAGTACCATACTTTTTGGGATGATTTTGATACCACACCTATCGCGGCTCAGTGGACTTTAACTGCTACTTCTGCTGGATCAGGCACTTCTGCTATTACTGTTCCTGATGCAGATGGTGGTTTAGCTCGTATTACTACTGCCGCCAATGAAAATGACGGAATGTATGCTGAGTGGATTTCTGAGACATTTTTATTAGAAAGCGGAAAGAAGACTTGGCTAAAGTGCCGTCTTTCTGTTGGTGATGCGGCTCAAAGTGATTGGCTTATAGGTTTACATTCTACAGACACTACGCCTCATGACGCTACGATGCGTTATATATTTGAGAGCGTGGATGGCTCTGCGGCTGTTTACTTTAACAACGATAATAACACTACAGACTCAGATAGCTCCACTGTAGCGACAATGGCTGATGATACTTTTATTACGTTGTCAGCTTATTATGACGGCGTAACATCAATTCAATTGTTCGCAAATGACGCTCTAGTAACGACTATGTCGAGTATCACAGTACCAGCAGCCGAAATGGCTGTAGGCTTTGGATACATAAATGGAGCCGCTGGCGCAGAAACTGCGGATGTCGATTACATTCTAGTGATTAAGGAGCGTTAATCCTCATGCAAACCAACTTAACTATGGTTGGAGACAAATGGGCCGTCGAGATAATCGGTGGCCCAGATGAGGAAACTCTGACTAAAACTTTTAGCGGACGCGAGCAGGCAACAAACCAAATAAGACTTTGGGGAAACGGTCAGTCCGAAATGCCTATCTTAAAAAAGAAGCGCGCTAAATCTGAGAAATCGGTCAAACCTAAGAAAGTTGAAGCCGTGAAAAAATAACTTTACTTTTTTGAAGAGGATATAAGATGTCTAAACCTATGGTCATCACTCTTAGCCCTACAGCCCTTGACGCAGATGGTTTGTCTACTACTGAAACCTTGTTGGCGACTAGGTTAGATTACTTGATTAATGGAGCTTACTCTGTTGGTTTCGATAGGAACGGTATTTGTGCTGCCCAAACTAATGGCGCATCTGCGGCGTTAACTCTTAATGGCGCGCAAGGAACCGATTTTAGCGCGCGTAAAGGCGCTCACATCCAAATATTTGCGGGTTCGGACAACACAGGCATTACGTTTGAGGTTGTCGGAACGAATGAATACAGCAAACGTGTTTCTGAAACAATAACCGGCCCCGACGCAGGACTAACGGTTCTAGGGGCTGTTAGATTTTGGACTATAACTAGTGTTACGTCCTCCGCCGCAGTAACTGATAACTGCGAAGTAGGAACAAATGGTTACGCTGTTTTTTCAACTCCACAGCATGTTAATTCTACCCACGCTGGAAATGACAGCGGTGAGACGATTATCTTTACTGGTGAAGACAGATATGGAGCTTTGTTAACTGAGACCATTACGGGAGGATCAGGTGCGGCAGTAGCCACGCTAGGTAACTTTGCTAGGGTTGATCGTATAACAGCTTCTGGAGCAGGTGCAGACGCCGTGATTGCGGGTTCAGCCGCTTTATGTGAAAGCGGTTGGAAAGTGCTTAACTATCGTGGACCAGACTTCAATATAGGGATTGGTTGCACTTCCGGTGGGGCTACTTACGCAATACAACATACTTTCTCTAATGTTATGGCTAAAGGATTTGTTGAAAGTAGCGCGGATCTACTTACTCACGCGACGATCACGGGCAAAACTGGCGCTTTTGAAGGATCATACTCTAGCCCCCGTGTTGCTACTCGTTTAGCGATTACAACAGCAGGCACCGGCCCCGTTACAGCCGCTATAGTTCATGCAGGAGAAGGATAACTTTTGAAAACTTTTAACAAAATCACGGTAGCTACAGATTTGACAGTTTAGGAATGTCTGATGCAGAAGAAACGTGATTATAAAAAAGAGTATCGCGAGTACCATGGTAAGGCGAGCCAGATTAAAGACCGGGCTAGTCG